GGTTGTTAGCATCTTTTCACTATCTTGGGGTGCTAATTGTGTGTAAAAGTCTGATAAACTGTCTGCAGACATCATAAATTGTGTACGCGCACCGCCATATAGGAACATAGGAAAGGTTTGTCCGGTTATGCGGGATTGGGGTATAACACGACCTAATGAAGATATTTTGGCGAGTTGAGCAATTGAACGCTCTCTGATTGTACCCAGCATAACGGACAAATATTTTGCTTTTTTATTATCAACGGCAATGTAAGCACTTACTCTTAAATTAGAAACATCAATTTGTTTCGCATTAGTTCCCGTGACAACTACATACATGTATAATCGTGGCGTGTACCATGAAAAAGTTGGACTAGCACCTAGGAAATTGTTAGGAAATTCTGCAGTTATTTGATTGTAAGCCTTAGACCTAATTTCAAAGTTACCTTTGTACAATATTGTGTCAACTCCGGCTTGAGGCACATCATTAAGCCAAGCATTGGTTACAGATATAACTTCATTAGTCAATAACATTGGTTGACTACTAATTACTATATTACAAACTGCGGTGTCAGAGCATTCAACATATGGATTGTCTAAGAATACATCAATTGCGTTAATTGTGTGCCTAGATCCGCGCTGTAAATTAATTATCCTTTCAACAAAAATAACGCCATCATTAGCAGTTATTTCTGGTAAACTAATACTTTCTCTAATCTCATGTATAGCCATTACTTAATCCTCCTTTTTTGTGTACGTATTGCTTTTTTTACTACTTTTTTACCTTGAGTCTTTGCAAATTGCTTAGCCATTTTCTTTAAATCTAATTTACCTGACTTTAATTTAATATGATTTGCTTTACGCTTAACATAACGATTCCATTTAGATGGTTTACGCTTTTTAACCACAGGTGCTTCACTGACAGCGTTAATATCCATGTTTTCTGTCATATCTTTGACATTGCCCCCAGTAGGGACCAAAGTTTCACCTGCTTTGATATAAATTTGCATCGATGGAGTACCAGTTAACATGTGTGCTTGAAATGCTGGTATAGCAATCATATCAATAGGGAATACAGTTTCTTCATCCCCAATAATAAGGCCAACCATAACACCAGTGGCGACATCCTTCAACAAGTCTTTACCTAATCCCATTCAAACCGCCTCAAAGGTCGGTTGCTTGGGTTAGCATTGCTTCCATGTCATCCTTGGTTAGTTTAACAGGCTCAGCGATTACCATTATATCAAGTTCAACAGTATCGCTAGCAAGTAATGCACATCCACTAGCCGCAACTCCGATCAGGATATCTGTAACTACAGGAAATCCTTCAGGGTGAAGATTAGGGGTAGAGTATTCTACATAATCAGTATATAGGAAAGCGTCGGTATCTTGTTCTTGCCTAATCTCAACACAGTTGATTACATTAGGGGAACCAACACCTACATCTTGAGCGGTCTCATATGCTGTTGTGGTCGAATACATCTTGATACTTGGTGGAGTACCGGTTGCAGTTGCGACATTGGTCAATAATGCTCTAAATACCCCAGTGTTAGCGGTAGATGGGTCACGAAGTTGAAATCTGATCTCTTTTATCTTCAATCCTTCCGATTGTGGAATTGAAACATAGTCGCTCAAGTCTACTCTTCCGTATAATGTCGCTACTGCACCATTTGAATCAAATGTGAATTGTAGTCTATCTCTTAAAATTAGGTCATTCTTACCTTTGGCCATACCCTATCATGAAAGGAAGAGGTTTATTATTCTACTTCTGTACTTCCTCGCTATACGGGCATGTCGAAATGACGGTAAAATGAATGAAATTCATGCTAAGTCATGTGTTTTGCGACCTGAATAATATATTTATTAATCTAATTAATATAGCAAAACTCCGTGGGCTAATCATGGACCCAAAAAATTATGACCGGATAGTAGACAAGTTACTAATGTTTAGAAAAAGATTACCATTAGAATCTCAAGTATCTGATCGCTTAGCCAAAGATAGCATATATGAGTTAAAAAAACAAATAGATAATCTACTTTGGCAAATAGAAAAACATTCAGACAATGACTCCAAGGGGTGGATTAGATGACTGACTTTGTTTCATGCGAATGGTGTGGCTCTGACAATTGGGAAGAATATGAATTGGACAACGGCAAGTGCATTATGTGCGTTGTCAATGATTGTAACCATACAAATACTGATATTGTTTCATACGAAGCGAACTTATGGTCCAGCAATCCAACAATAAAGGTCCATCATGTTTGTATGGACTGCGAGTTATCATGGAGTAAAAAATACAAGTTAGTAGATGGAGTTAGATCTAAGTTAACACATCAAGAGGTTAATACCTCCGATATTTATCAGGATGTGAAAGTATGATTCAACAATGGAAAGAATACGAATGTCAAAGATGCTACAATGTAGTTATCAAATCCATGGCATCGAAGCCAATGTGCCAATTATGTGGCCGTACTAACGGCTATTATTCGAGGATGGTCGTTAGGAGTTGGGTAATGTGAAGAAAGTAGGCAGACCCAGAAAACCTTCAGCAGAGAAAAAAGAAATAATATCAGTTAATTTAACAGCAAGTTTGATTCAAAAATTAAATCATGATTTATCTTGGTCCCAATCTCGATCAGAATGGATTGAAAGAGCAATAAAAGAAAAGTTGGCAATAGATGCAGATGCTGCGCCCGCAGTTGTAGACACTTCAACAAAAAGTCTTGCTGCAGCATTAGCCAGGAGAGAAGATTGTCCTAACTTTGTTGTGCGCGCTATAATCTCACAATATGGTTGGGTTGACTCCATCGACTTTGAACATCTAAAGTAAAGATGCTATTTGTGGAAATTGTAAAACTACAATCAGATAAAGCAATCGTTCACACCATACGATGCGTTCGTTTTGTTGTTTGTCAATTGGTGCTATTGCTTCAAGTCCTTGAGACATTTCTTAATCTCCTTTAGTTCTTTTAAAATCTTAGCAAGCAATTCTTTAGAACTCAAGGTAACATCCTCACATTACCATTATCATCATGTTTCAATGGTGGCCATTGTTCTCGGACTGCGCCACTGATGACACCTTGCAATGCAAACAGTCTGATCCAATCCGGAACACCGCCTAATGTTGCAGATTGTTCACCAAAAGCATCATCAAAGCCAACCATAGTTCTAGCCGCTTTCATAAAGTCTCGCTGTTGTGCGGTTGTTAGCATCTTTTCACTATCTTGGGGTGCTAATTGTGTGTAAAAGTCTGATAAACTGTCTGCAGACATCATAAATTGTGTACGCGCACCGCCATATAGGAACATAGGAAAGGTTTGTCCGGTT